TTATTAATTAGAATACTTAGAGTATTGGCAGATGCTCAGGCACTCGGTGATATGAATGTACCACAACCTTTGACACTGTTTCCTAGTATTCACAAAGCTGGTACTCTGAGAGATGAGATACAAAATATTATGACAGATTTTAGACTAGGAGAATTGATACCTGGAGAGAATCCACCATCTCCAAATCCATCTACATTATTAAATGTAGAACAAGATGATAAAGGAAATCCTGTACCCGTTGGTGATAGGATTACAGCTCAAGCATCTTTTCTTAGTCAATATCATTTTATAGAAGAAAACAAAAGACCTGATCCTAATGAACCTCAGGCAGAAACACAGGAGTAAATATGAAGTTATCTTTATTTAAGAAAGTAATAAGAGAAGTAGTAAGAGAAGAAATAGAATATTCTCTTGCTGGACTTCGTAAAGAATTAAAAGAAGTACTGGTTAGTAAGATAAATGATGAGATACTAAACGAAACACCTACTGTAACTACTACCGCTAAACCGATTCAAAAAACTGTGACTGAATCAAAACAAAGAGTTCCGATGACAAAAGACTCTATATTAAATAATTTACTTAAAGAAACTGCTGATTCAGGTGAATGGCAAAACATTAATAAAGAAGCTGAGACTACTTCTGTAATGGATCAGACTGAACAATTACCTGATCACTTGGCAAATGCTTTAAATAAAGATTATTCAGGTGTGATGAAAGCTGTAGAAGAAAAGGCAAAGTTTAAGAATGGCTCTGCTGCTTAACAGTAAAGGAAAAATACAAGATGATCTTAAACAGATTGCAATTGATCGTTTAAATTACGTAGACGAAAATGCTTATAACAATTTGGATGACATCAGTAAAAGAAAAATAGATGATTATACAGAAGAACAGGCAATTGCTATGAGAGCTTTTTTAGAAAGACAAGAACTAAGGATAACTAACATGGAAGCGGTGGGTTTAATAAGACCTGGATCAATTCAAGTTACTGGTGGTTTATCAACACCATCAGCGCCTGGAGCTCCAGTATCATTAGTTAATCCAGCAATAAATGTAAAACCAATTAAATTATTAGTACAGATAAGTCGAACATCTAATAAAGTTGGTTTACCTGAAGTAATTAGAAACGTAAAGAAAACTATTGTAAGATTTATGGAGACCATCTTCTAATGGCAATAGCAGATACAAGAAAAAATAGATTTATTGATGATCAAGACTCTAGAATTAGTGTTGGAATCGCATTACCGTTTGGTAGACAACCTGGTGGAACAGGAGGGTATTTCGCAACAACAGATACCACCATTGATGCTATAAAAACAGACATTAGAAATTTATTGTCAACGGAACGTGGTGAAAGATTGATGCAACCATTACTTGGTATGAACATCAGAAGATTTTTGTTTGAACAAATTACAGAAAACACTGTAATTCAAATTGAAAACGATATAGTAGAAACTTTTGGTAAGTGGCTACCTTTTGTTCAGTTAAACGATATCAGTGTAGATATTGGTAATCAAGATAGAAATCAAATAAAAATAGATATCGTATTCAATATATCAAATACACCAAATGATTTACAATCTGTTGGTGTGGTGTTGGAGTAGAGAAATGGCTTATTCAGATAATAATCAAGTACCATCTAATATAAATTATACCAGTAAAGATTTTTCTACAATCAAAGCTGATTTAATTCAATATACTAAAGCTTATTTTCCTGATACTTACAAGGATTTCAATGAAACATCTCCTGGAATGATGTTAATAGAATTAGCTAGTTATGTCGGTGATGTATTAAGTTACTACATTGATTACAATTATAAGGAAAGTATATTAACCACTGCTAGTGAACGTAAAAATGTAATTAGACTAGCAGAATTTTTAGGATACAAAACAACTCCAACCACCGCTGCACTTGCTAGGATTCAAGTTACAACTGAAATAGGTGCTGTTGATGGTAAACCTGATTATTCTAGTTTAGGAGTTTTATCAACTCCAATAAATGAAGGATTACAAATAGCATCATCTCAAAATTCAGAATTGATATTTGAAACAATAGGTGAAATTGATTTTACTATTTCAGGTTCACCAGACATACCTCGTCCTACTAGTAGAGATAGTGCTGGTATTACTACTGGATATCAACTAACAAGATTTGTAAATGCTGTATCTGGACAAACAAAAACAAAATCTTTTACCATAACTAGTCCTCAAAAATTTTTAGAATTAGATTTAGGTATAACGAATGTAGTGGATATAATAAGTGTTAAAGATAGTTCTGGTGTTGAATATTTTGAAGTTGATTATCTAGCACAAGACAGAATATTAAAAGAAACACATTATGTAAACGATTCAAATAGAGTAAATGAAGATGGTAGTAATAGTGCTTATAATCAAGGATTGGTTGGTGGTGAAATTTCTGTAGATGTATCTGTACCTTATGTCTTGGAATATATTAAAACAAATAAAAAGTTTGTAAGAAAAGTAGATCCTGAAACTAATAATACAGTATTACAATTTGGTAATGGATTGTATAAATTTAATATATCTGGCTCATCAAGTGCTGGATTATTTTCTACAATAGAACAACAAGGTATGAATGTTTCTGGTGTACCATCTACTATGATAAATGCTGCTTTAAATAATCTTACTACAAATAATTCATTGAATCTTGGTGAGACTCCGGCAAACACAATTCTTACTGTAACATACAGAGAAGGTGGGGGTGCAAATTCAAATGTTCAAGTTGGGGAACTAACAAATATATTAAATGCTCCAGCTGGATCTTCTATATCTGCCACAAACATTACCGAAGGAAGTGGTGGATCAAGTGGTGAAACGATAATAGAGATAAAGGAAAATGCTAAAACATTTTTTGCTTCACAATTAAGATGTGTAACTCGTGAAGATTATGTTGCTAGAATTTTAAATCTACCGGCAAAATTTGGTAATATAGCAAAGGCTTATGTTGTTAGACTCAATGATATCAGTGGATTAAAACTTTATACTTTATCATATAATCAACGTAGACAACTTGTTCAAACACCACCATTAGTATTGAATAATCTTAGAATGTATTTAGAACAATTTAGAATGATTAACGATGCTTTAGATTTTGGTTTTGAATTACCTGGCGGACAATTTTCAGGATATAATATTAATTTTGGGGTTTATTTTGAAATAAATGCCGATAGAAGATTTAATAAATCAGATGTAAAACTAGAAGTAATTAATTGTATTAGAAATTATTTTAGAGTAGATAAAATGCAATTTGCTCAAGCAATAAATCTTGGTGAATTAAAATATGAAATTTTAGGGAAAGATGGTGTAATAGGATGTAATCAACTAAAACTATTTCAATCTACAGGTGAAATTGAAGGTTTTAGTTCTCAATCACCTACTAATAGAGATTTGTTTACTTATAATAATGAAGGAAACGTAAGTGGTACTCTTGGATATGGTTGGTCTTACGCCTTTGAAAATGCTTTACAAAATGATATTGTCAGACCATCTGCAACACCATCTGTTTTTGAATTAAGAAATCCAAATACAGACATATATGGGAGGGTGATCTAATGCATCGATCTTTTTTTGCCGTTAAGGATACCTTTATCAATAGTGGTTCTAAAGAATCCGATGGTACAACCTTTCAAGATAAAAATGTAGGTCAAGATGAAGTATTGGAATTAAAAAAAATTTTTAGAAATAAAGAGTTTCATGCTCCTACTAGAATGTTAATACAGTTTAATACTGTTGAGATAAAAAACTACATCACTTCTTCTAACGTTCCAAGTAATTATAAATTAATTCTCAAACTATATGAAGCCAACGGTACAAGTGGTTTGAGTGAAACTTACGATGTTGCTGCATATCCTTTGTCACAAGAGTGGGATGAGGGTGTTGGTAAAGAAGTAGATGATCCAAAAACAGTTGAGGGATGTAGTTGGTTAAACAGAAAAAATTCAAACGGTATAGAAACTACTTGGACAACTGCTGGTGGGACTTACATAGCTAGTGATGAAGTTACACAATCGTTTTCACTATCATCACCTGACATTGTGATGGATGTAACAACTGTTGGAAAAAAATGGTTTAGTGGAGATAATGAAAATCATGGATTTTTATTAAGGTTATCTGGTAGTAAAGAAACTTCTAGTGGTAGTTTTGAAGATCTAAAATTCTTTTCAAGACAAACCAATACAATCTATTCACCAAAATTAGAATTACGTTGGGATGATCATTTACCAGCAACTGGTTCTAATACAGGTAGTTTGACTCCATTAGATCTATCTGGTCAAACAGAAAACTATTTATATCAATTACATAAAAGAGAAGCTTACAAAGAAACTGAAACTATAAAGTTTAGATTTGGTGCTCGTAAACGATATATCGATAAAAGTTTTTCAACATCTATACAAACTGTAAGTGGTAGTTATTTTCCTGAAGGTTCTGCATCTTATTCTATTATTGACATGGCAACTAATGAAGACGTGATACCCTTTAGTCCATATACCACGATGAGTTGTGATCCTGTGTCACCATTCTTTACACAAGATTTAAATACATTTGAACCTAATCGTGCTTATAAAATTGTGATTAAAGTTAAACACAATGATAATCAAACTATTGTATATGATGATGATTTTGAATTTATCTTGAGGTCATAAAATGTCTTATCATTCTGGTGGTAAAAGTAAAAAGAAAAAAAAGAAAAAGGTTAAAGGTAAAAAACCTATAACAAATGTTTCACAGATACAAATGCCAGCACCTATTGCATCTACTGTTAATTTAAGTGCTGAGGCTAGTTCTACATTAAGTAATTTTGTTAATCAGAATACATCTAGAATTGTAGAAACTGAAACAGAGATTGAAATTGAAGAGGTAACAAAGGAAATAGTTACAAAACTTTACGATGGTAGTAACATCCGTAAATTTCATGGCATGGATACAATACCTATCGATGATTTTATTTCTGTTATTTTAAAAGATGTACCAGTAATAAAAATAGATCAATTAAATAATAAAAACGAAACGGTAAATAGTTATGATTTAGAAGAAAAAGAACCTAAATTTTCTGGTGTAAGAAAGAAAAAAAGTAAAAATTATAAAAAGAACAAGAAAAAGAAAAAATTTAATTTATTTAAAAATCAAAAAGATTCAAAGGATAATAAGGACAAATCAAATCCTTTTGCACAAAGTACAAAAACACAAACTAATTTCACCAAAGCGATATCACTAACTGAAATATCAGAAAATTTTAATTACAATATAATGGTGGATGATCCAAAAGATATCAAAGGAAAATTTTGGGAGATATCGTATGTTGGGTTGGATGATCCCGATAAAGTATCTGAGTGGATGTATGAAGATCCACCGATTGAAAGGATACCAGCAAGTTTTCCTGATGTGTATCAAAACTCAAATAATCCTGATATACCGACTGGTAGAAAATGTGGTAATTGTATTTTCTTTGATGTTGAAAGTCATAACTGCTCTAAATGGAATGCTCTTGCTCGTGATTATTATTGGTGTGGTGCATGGCAAACAATGGCACCTGTAATTGCTCAACCAAATAAATTTACTGAATTTATAGATGAGACAATTGATCCCGAAAATGAATTATATAATTATTTTTTACAAGCTGTAAAAGATCCAATATCTCAAGAACCAAATCTTTCAAATTTTCTAACTGCATTTGACTCACTTTTTTCTACATACAGTGGTTATTTATATGGTGATGGCCTGAGAAGAATAGTTGAATCTGGTAATGCATTTGATTTTGATAGTGCACCATTAACCTTTTTCTTTAGTGAACAAAATAATTTTTTATTAGCAATAGATTTTATTAATGAAGGTGGTTTAAGTGAGTTTGATATACCAGCTGAACAGTATGATTCAATACAACAACATATGTGTTCTTATACGTTAAGTAAAAAGGCAACTTCTAGTTTACCAAGCAATTTTCCTCAAATTACAACAATAGTTTTACACGGTAGTTATTTTGGTGAACCAATAAATATTTTGTCACAATTAGATTTTACAAACGGTAAGATAGCTTATAGTCCCAAACATGATGGTGATATAAAACATGTGCTACTTGATAATAGATATAGTTCAATTGAAACAAGAGGTGTAGTTCATATTGATATTCTAAAGGATAGTGTAAGGGAAAGGTTATTAAAATTTTTAGCTGATAATTCTAAACCATACAAATTAGATGGATTGTCAAGTTTTAAATTTTTACAGTGGGTTGCTGATAGATCGTATAACTCAGAAACAATGCAAGCCTTGTTTCAATATCTACAAACTATAAACAAGATATCATCAGATGATGAACAATTAATTGAATTGATTTCAAATAGTTTAGGAGAACAATTAGTCGATAATCCTGTAACATTACAATTACCTATGTCGGGTAAAGGGGGAGAGTAATGATTACTTACAATCAATGGCTAGATTATTTTCAATTAGATGAAAATGGAGAACCAGTAAATGGTGATGATGGATTGCCAATTACACTTGGTAAGGAATATTATTTTGACATTACAGTAAGTCAGTTTAATCTTGACGTTGCTAGTTCTACTGGTTTTGATCCTCAAGATTTAGCTGATGGAATAGAAAATCCACCATTTAATCAAGCTATGTATGATGCTTTTAATATTACAATAGATCAACTAGAGGGTGAGATAAACCTACCATATGTATATGAAAGAACTGATGAATATCAAAGAATAAGAGTAGCACATTCTCTGTTAGGTGGATTTACACAATTTAGAATAAACTATCAATACATATACTATCCAAGTGATGCTTATCTTGAAGATGTAACCTCTGAGGGGTTTATTCATGATGGTTTTATACAAACAAGCAGAACAATTGTTCCACGAGGTACTCCACCTACTCCACCACTTCCACCACCTGTGTTTGAGATAGATGATGGACAAATCAAAGAAGCATTGGCTGATAAGATATATGAAAAGTTTTTTAATTCCGATATCATAGAGGGTGGGGTATCAGATATAAAATCTATTCAAACCACTACCTCTACTGATGGTCAAAATTATGGAACTGGTAGGCAATCAGAAGATGATCAGTTAATATTTTTTAAAAAAGATAGAAACACACCTGAAAATCTTAGAGATTTTGGGGGTGATGGTTCAAATGGTATACAGGCAATAGCAAATGCTATAAGTTCTAGTTTGGCTGGAACAGATGCTAGAGGTCGTGTTGATCTATCAGATAAACTAGATGATGAACTTTCAATGGAAAGAGCCGATGAACCAACAAGAACATCCTCTGGTGATTTAGAACCATCAGAATATGTTCTTAACGAGGATGGAGAACCAACAGATACACCATTGTATTACAGAGGTGAAATAAATTACAAACTAGTTTACACAATAAATGGTGCTGATGGAAATGGAAATCAAATTAGTCAAATAATAGAAGTACCATTTGCAAAACAATATCAATTTTTTCAACAACAATCAGGTGATCTAAGACAACAAATACCAAACCCTAATGGCACTGGAACTGTTAACAGACCAGATGAATGGGGTAATCAGTTAAATATTTCACAGTTAACAATTGCTAAACCAGGTGTAAAACCATCAAGAGAAAAGGCTTTAAGTGTATTAGACACAAATATTTTTGAATTACTACCTGGTGGTAATCAAAGGCAAAATGAAATAAATAATTTCTTTCAACGATTTTTTCAACTTATAGGACCCAAACCAAATTTTACAGATGAAGATGGTAATGGTATATTAGAAACAATACAAGACTATGACAGTCAATCTAATACAAGGATAAGTAGTGAAGATGGTAGAGATAATCCAGGCGCTTTTATAACTAGAACTAATGACGAAGCCGATAGTTTTAACACTAATAAAACTTTAGAAAGTATGCGAGATACTTTAAATGAATATCTCGGAGATGTCGATACTGTAGTGGAAGAAATAAATGAGCAACGACCTGAATACGAAAATAAATCAGAAGGGTTTTTAAAAATACGAAGATTAAATCAATCTATATTAATAAAAAGTCCAGCTGGGGAATCTTCATTTGATGGATGGGAACAAACTGGTTTTACTGTAACGATGTGGGTTAGATTTTTAAACACAATAGGTGGTGGTAGTTTATTTACCTATGGTAATCCATTTCTTAGAAACTCATCAAGTTTTAGATTAGAAACTTTAACTAAACAAGCTGGTGATGTATTAATAAATCATAATCCATCTGGTGATTCAAATGATGGTTTGTTTGTCTACTCTAGACCAAAAAGAATTATAAGACTTGTTGTATGGGAAAACGTTGTAGAAGATTTTATGTTAGAAGCTGCTAATGTAGGTAATTGGGCATTTAGTGACTTTATGACAAACACTGTAGGCCATGATAGAAGATTTGGATACCTATATGATAGTTCAGTTCCATATAATATACCAGAAAGTGATTATGAAAATACAACCACTGATAATGCCTTTTCATTCTCCAATGGTTTTAATAAACAATATACATGGTTCACACAGCATTCTGCTACAGATATTCGTACCAGTGGTGGTTCATATAATAAAAGAGACTATAATTTTACTCAGTACACCGATATACCAACTGATAATTTAGATGAATGGTTTTTTATATGTGCTACATACGATCCTAATATAAAAGAGATTAGGTCTACTTCAACTTCATACTTTGAAAATCAAAGAATTCCATATAATTTAAGTGGACAAACACCACCAAAAAAAGGTAGACAAATTGAAGGTGTTGGATATGGTGAAGATGATTATCCAATTATATCAGCTGGCAATTATCCAAGAAATGAAAACTTTTGGTTAAATCATGTGGATGAAAATGGAAACACCGTGGCAAACAGTGGACTTGGAAACAAGTGTAAGGTAGAGGTAATAAGTCGAAGTGATTTATTAAGAGCTCGTGGCTATAGGCTATAGATATGTCAGACATCATTATAGAAGGCAAAAATCTTGATGATATAAACCAAAGTAATTTTCAAACTGTTGGTATTAGGGGTTCATTCTATGCACCGACAACTGATTTTAGTTTTACAGCAGGTCCTGAGGGAGTAGTAACATTACAGACACAAGGTAATCTTAGTTTTAATTTTCCTAATGATTTTCGTTTTGGTACTTTAGAAGATCATGCTAATAGGTTTGGACAAACAATAGATGTGTTTGGTGAATTTGGTTTTCTTTTAAAAAACACAACGGTTGAACCATGGCAAGGTAGATTACATTATGATTATGAAATAACAAGTTTAAATGAATCATATTTTAATTTTGTTAAATTGTTTGATCAGTATTCTGGTATTCTCGGTGATGTTAAATATCCATATTTTTATACAGGAGATGTTTACTCTGAATTTTCACGATTAAGACTTGCAGTAGAAGATACGTTTAAAAGAATTGAAACTTCAACATCATTAACAGAAAAATTTACTTTTATAGAT